ACTCCACAGTTATATTTAATATGCAAAAAGTTTGGTTAATATGCAAAAGTTTTGGACAGAATGTATGAATTAGCAAAAGTTTTGGTTAATATGCAAAATATAATTACACCCTCCACAGTTATAGTTAATATGCAAAAGTTTTGTTAATATGCCAGAGAAAGATTTATTGGTCCAGAGAAATTTCTAAGAGAATTTTTAGAAGGTTAATGTGCAAAGTTTTTATTACTGGGAAGAATTATAGTTAATATACAACCTACACCCTAGCCTACCCCACCCGATTTGATTAATGAGCAAAAACTTCGGTTAATATGCAAAAAACTAGTTTGTTCCTGGAGATAAAAAACCATTAAAATGCCAGTCATTCCTCCCGTCAAACTTTACCAAATTGCTAACACATCATCCAACCCCAGACATGAACGCCGCGCCATCAATACCAGATCATGATTATCTATCTGATCTACAAGGTCTCAAGAGCCTAAATCCCACATATTTAGTAGGATTGAAGCCCGGTTTTTTGACAACGCAAGAAGACATTACAGCAGCCCAAAAATCCATTTTTACAATTATCAATCGCTATGGACACATTGATACGGACACATTTTCGCAAACATTTGTGACAAATCATCAAAAGCAATTGAAAAACTTGAACAAAAGCGATGAATTTTTAAAAAAAAGAAGAAACCATATCAAGATGCAAACAAAAGGTGTCATCGACATGTTTTTGCATGATCTCAGGGGAAATGTGTGCACGTTCCGTGGTCTTTTTGAGCAGCAACGTCTTAAATTACAAAAGGCTAAAAAGAGTTACCGTGAAACATACGACGTTTTATCTAAGATAGCCAACGATCAGGAAGCGTTGAACACAATAAGAAAATACAACCCTGACTTGGAACAACAAATTTTGGATTTAACCAAAACCCGGACGGGCACGCCCGCTTGTGATAATTTACAACGACTTTCGCGGGTATTATCGCGCAATAAAGCGTTTATTACATGTCTAAACGCCGGTCACATGACAGAAGAAGAAAAAGAAGAAGAAGAAGAAGAAAAAGAAGAAAAAGAAGAAAAAAAAGTTAGTCCATCTGTGGGACGAAGCCGAAGTGCATCGTCGGCCTACAGTCACGACGCCCTTGAGCCAGGTGCCCTTGAAGCTGCGTTGCCGTCACCGCGCAAGGAACGCACCGACAACAATTAGCACCGCCTTCGGGAACCGGCGATTCTGAACAACACCCAACAAAGAGCGGAACTGGTCACACACCCTATGCCCTGCCTGCCTCGCGAACGCCCCAATGCTTGTAAAATTTTTTTATTAATATTTATTCGAGCAGTAGTAATATTATGAATTTATGATGTGTTGTCTTCAATTAGGTGTCTCATGGTGGCCCACCACCATATGTCTGTCTGTTAAAATAAGTCGTGTGTAATGTATAAGGATAGTCCATTGTACACACGTAAACTTTTTCGATGGTGTAATGGTCATCATCGGCGTGTTTTAATGTTGTATAACCCATGTTGTATGCATCCAGTAAATATTTATTTTCCGTGGAAGATAACTGGTCGTAATAATCCTGTGAATTTGAATATTGGTAATCTACGTGAAAACATCCCGGCGCAGTAAGAGGAACTGTAGCTTCAAGGGCCTGTCGGCGAGAAGCAAAATCAACTCTTAAATGATAACCACTAATTCCGGGTTTCATAGGTTCCAGGCTCCCATCTAACCCTGAGTTAATGTACCCAGTAACACGGTCGTTCGTGAAAACTGGTCTAAAAATAGATGTGTTATGACCCATGATAGCAAATCCGTCAACCGAATATCCAATAACCTTATTCGCATAATTCAATACTTCGCCTGCTTTCCAGCCATGATAATGATAGACGCCACCAAGGTGGATGTTGCTATGATCAAGCGGTTGCGTGTGAGCGTAGTAAGAATCATTTGCTAAACGCCCAAGTACAGATGTACCGTTTTGATATTTCAAGTTTTTGAACTCGGGATCTGAAGCGTTTACAACCAAAGAATAAAGATTAAAGCGGAAGTATCCATTATAATTACCCACAGCCGCCCCCGGGGCTCGATCCCACGCTTCCGCAGGCATTGGATCGAGTCTTATTAATTCTATTGGGTTGAGCGACGCCGACCAGTGCGTAAATTGAGGTAAATTAACATGTGGTCTTCCGATATAACCAACGTCTCCAAAAGAAGGGTCGTGAACACTAATGTCTTGAAAATTTTCAATTGTATCCAGATCTGTTCTCCCTCCGATTAATTCTATTTGGATTTCTGTTGCGGGGCTACCCGAACAACTAGTAGAAGCGGGTTCGCAGCCCAAATCTACCGCAACTGGATCTGTTACGTACACGTCGTTTTCCGTTGGGTGATTGGGCATTTGATTCGAAGAAATGGAAATTGTATTTGTAGACGTATCAAAAGTAACGATTGTTTCCGCATTATCTGTATTTTCTGAATACAAAAAGTGAGTTTTGTCGTCTCCTGTCGATTTTAGAACAAAATGAAAAACCAAATACAGACTGGTTGCCAAAGAGATCAAAATAACAGAAACAATCAGAGAAATCATGTATTTATTCATTTGCTTTTATTTAGGTAAAAATATTAAAAACCTTCGTCGATCGTACACGTCTTCAAAAGTTGTCGGCGGCAAGATTTGGGTATTTCCTATCATTAGCGAGCCCACCACCACTTAATTTAGTATTATCAGGTGGCATTTCAAAATTTTTTAAGGTTTTTTCAGAAGGTTTAAAACGTCCACTTGTTTTGTAAATCTTTTTTGATTGTTTTTTTGGCTTAGTTTTTGAAATATTTAATAAACCATCTACAACATCTTTATGGGGATAGTCCATATTTGGATATAAGTGTGTGTGTGTTGGTCGCGATCTATGGCCTCCGTGGAGTAAAATATAAAGTCGTTTACTCCCGTTGAGTACGGATGTCCTGCCAAAGCATGGCCCTAGCGATGGCCGAATTGTGTTCGGCGGCGGACGATTCAGGCAGAAAACCTAATTTATTGGAAAAGACGCTCACTAAAAAAGAAAAACTTTTTGAAAGCTTAATACCCTCGCTTTGGGATACCGACGATTATTTTGTTGGATCGGAAAACACTAGCCTTGAATCTTTATTGACGACAACTCACCCTTGGATTTATGGAAACCCTAATCAGCCTAAACCAACAGAAACGAACCAGATTCTGTCTGATTTAATGCGATTTCATGAATTCGACGGAACTGAATTCGACGGTTTTTTTGGCGGGCCATTTCTCGATTCCTTGGGACGCGTAGTGCCCGTGGCCGAAAGTGTGGAAATAAAGTCGTCTGTAACATATAAGATTCTCGGCGATTTTTTAACAAAATACAAAAGCGACATGTTTGCAAAATATCAATCGCAAGAGAAGTTTTATGAACTATGGACCGATTCCAACAAGATGATGACGACGGACGTAATTGAAAAATTAAAATGCATATATTCGTCGCGCACAATTCTAGATAGTGATAAACCAGTGATCGGGAAATTCTTGAACTTTAAAGATGCAAACAAAAAGAAAAGACCTGCAAGACCTGGAAGATCTGGAAGATCTAAAGGACCGTGGTTAACTGTCTGGCTTCAAACCAAAAATCCCGACGGTACCCTGCAAACCGAAAAACAGTATGACGACTTGACACCGAAGGAAAAGAAGAAAGCACGTGACGATATCTATGCATGTTGGCCTCAACTTCGTCCAGAGACGCCAAAACCAGAGACGAAACCATCTGCCAAAAAACGCAAAGTCAATAAAAACGAGCGCTCGAAGAATCAGCCTGATCGCTATGAACCCGGCGATAGAAACGCTTCTGCAAGACAATGGCGTCAGCTCGCCGGCCCTAAGCCGGGCAACAGCGACAGCGACAGCGATTCTCTGACTGACTCTGACTGAACACGCCTTTGCTGTGCGACGCCCCGTTCCCCCCCCCTAGTTGAGTAATTACAATGCTAACTTATTATTAGGGCATCTACTGATCTTGGCCACTTCTTTCGATATTTTTTTTCGTATGAAAGAGAATATCCAAATTTGTGAAGAAGGTGATTCGATAACTTCTTCAAATACAGAAAATAAGAAGTTAAAGTTATGAAGCAAAACCAGAGCTTTATTTGAGACAAATCGTCTCTTTCAACTAATGTACCGCACGTAACAAATTCTATGAGATAATTGCAATATTTTTTGCGTCTCATTCTGTTTTGACCTGCTTGCCAATACATGACTAGATCTAAAACTAAACTCATTTACTAAGACAATAGAGTTTTTTTTTGTATAACAAACTTATATATTATTTAAAATAGCTTTTGTATCTGACGACACTTCTTGCTCGGCATCGACATCAAACAGGATTAACCAAATTTTTTGTTTATCTTCGTCGTTGATTTTTGTTTTTACTGCTTGTGTTATGCTGTTATAATATCTAGTTAATTGTCGCTTGTGTATTATAGTATCATCATTTATATCGTCTCGAGTTATGAGTCGTATGACTTCGTTTTGGTGGATACAACACGCTTCGGAATCACTCACTTTTTGTTTCCAAACTTTCATTTGTTGCTTAAGCAATTCTACCTCATCAAACAAATCAGAATAGCAAATTTCATCTTGGTCGTCGTCAGAATCAAACTCATCGCGCTTGTCTTTCTTTGCCACTTGAGCGTGATTACGATCAGAACGCTCGGCCGATAGGATGATCTTGATGAGCTCGGGCTTCGACAGTTCGTCGAGATTCTGGTGCGACGGCGCCGGGGGCTTGTCAAGACTTGGCGGGGTTACGTTTTGGATTGGTCTGAACTGTCTTTTATATTCTTCATTCAATTCTTCGTCATATGACGTCTGGTGTATTTCTGGTGTAGTCCGTGTACGTTTGGTAGATGCGCGCGCGCGGTTGCGACGAAAAGGAATCAATCCGTTTGCAGGAAGCATGTGTTAGAATTGGTGCCTTCCTCCAGTGGAGGATAATATATACTGGCATTCCTCCGGCCAAACTTTACCAAAGTGCTAACACATTCGAAGCAGCAATATGGCCGCGGAAGAGATCCACCAGCATCCACATTTTCAACGGAAAGAGGTAGATGTGGCGGCCAGTTGTGCTACAAAAGACACGGCCGCGCGTTCGCTTGTCTCGCTTGTCTCATCGCCGTCCTCGACGGCGGCGGCCGAGTGTTGTGCGCTAAAGGGTAGAAAACGCGGCAAGTGGTTTGATTATTATATTGCCATGGGCGGGTCTGTTGAAAGTTTTATGGACAAATATTCACCTGGATATGAAAGAACAAAACTAAAGAAAGAGATTGAAATATGTCCACATTACCATGTATGGCTTAATTCAATCGACGACGACGAAAAAAAAGCGACCAAATCGAAGACGGCAACCAAAGCGAAGACAGCGACCAAAGCGAAGACAGCGAAGACAGCGAAGACAGCGAAGAAAAAGAGAACGAAGAAAAAACTGACCAAAGTGAAGACGGCGAATGCGAAGTACGGATACCCCCAGGAATATGGAAAAAATGACCTTAAAGTAGTACCGAAAGCTTTATCTAGAATAACAAAACCAGTTGCAGTTGAGATACGTAAAGAATTTCAAAAATTTGCATATAATTTAGCAGATAAATATGGAATCGACGTTAGTTTTCCGAGACCGAGTGGCTTTAAAAAAAAGAAATTAAATTATGGGCCTGTAAACATTTTTTCAGCCATTATCTCAATCAAACCTGAGCTTAGAAACTTGGACGACCCTGCTGAAGAAGATTCTACGTGCCAAACAGAACCAACGGCACCCACGGGCAAGCTCTTCTGGCCTGTAGAAGACCAGGGGCCAGTTTGATGCCTTTCCCACCCGCGCGCTTAAAAGCACATTCCCATTCCCCAGTATAACCATATATTCTAATAAATTATGTCAAACTTTTTGCATATTAAATATAACTGTGGAACGTTTCCCCCACGATGGAGCCGTAAACTGCGTCGCGGCCGAGGCGTCTGTAGGATGCGCGCCGGTGTGCCACCAGTGGTGCGGCGGCGCGGCGCGGAACATTTCTTCGGTGGCGCGGGCGCATGTTATATGGTGTTCAATATCCACTGTGGCCGGATGTGCTTCTCCGAGCACGCGCCGCGCGATCCGTCCCGCGTCCTCGAGCGTCGACACGGCCTCGCATACATCGTCGAGCGTGGCACTGGGGTCACAGCAGATCGCCCGCGCGTAAGCTTTCCTCATGCTAAGCGTGATTATATCATGATCTCCGAGAACGCGTCGCGCCACGGGCAGCAGTTTGTGCAGAAGTTGTTTAACTTCTCCGAAGCGCTCTAGACAAATAAGATTGTTCGCGTAGTTGTGTGAGTCAATTAGAGTTTCTTTATCTTCCTCGCCATAGAGCCTCAGATCTGTAGAGTATACGTCTCGTCGCATACAGAGGGCCTCTTCAAGTCGTCCGAGCTTTTGATACGTGTTCGCAAGATTGCCCTGCACAATAAGCAGGTCTTCTTCTGATGCGCCAATGCGCCGCATCATAGACAGGTCGGCCTCTCTTACGGACAACGCGTCCTCGAAGTGGCCTGACTCGTATAAACCGTTCCCGACCCGACAAATCGCCAGGTGCCGAACCTCGTCCGTTTCCGGCCGCCCGACGTATGTCTTCCAGCACGCCCACCCGAGCGCGCAGTGCACGACGCCATGGTAATGTTGCTTGCACAAGCTGCACGTGCGCCATTGTTTCCACCTCACGTTCTTCACCTTGTAGTCCAAATTGTTCTCCTCGGCCTCCGCCACCAAAATCTTCGCCTGCTCCGCCAAGCACGACACGTGCACAAAGCCTTCGGTCGTATGGCACGCGCACCCGCGCACAAGACCCTCGCCGGTATGTCGATGGACGGCCTGAAGGCAGATGTAGCACGTCTGGTCCTTCGTGTCCTCGGCGCACGCCTCCGTCGCAACCGCGACGGCCGTCGTACACTTCTGATTCGCATTGTACTGCTCGGCGCCGCCCGCTTTCTTTATGTTTTTGCAGAGCTTATCATGGCCGCCCGATTCCCAGTGTTGTTTCTGGCATTCGGGTCCACAGTAGCGTGTGCTGCAGCGGCCGCATTTCTTGCCCCTGGTTAAGCCAAGCTCGGTG